TTCCCACGTATTGGCTAGCCATTTTTTCAATTTGGGTCCATTCCTGCATTTTCCATAAGTCGATTAACTTTGTGCGATAGGTCCGCCAGAGATTGACCGCCGTTACGATAGCCAGGCTGTATTGAGCGCGTGGCTTTGGCGATTTCTTCGCGTACTACGTTGCGGACAAGCCAAATTAAGCCAGCGCCCATTATGCCGAGTATGGCTAGGACGGTGGCTACGAGTCCTACGTAGTCCGCGAGGGTCATTTTGCGGCTAGTTTGGCTAAGACTGCGGCACGTGCCCGCTCTGTATCCGTTGAAATTGTAGGTTTAGCCGTTTTTTTCTTTGGCTTTTCCTCGACCTCGGGTGGTGTGTCTACGTGTAGTTCTTCCTCTATTTGTGACATTTATGCTCCTAGATTGGGGTACATAACTGCTATCATGGCGTCGGTAAAACCAAGGCTTTTAGCGTGTGCGATTGCGTCGGCCGTGGCTTGTGCGTTAGCGGCTTTTGCTTTTTCTGCCTTTTTTGCTTCTGCTAGATCGGCTTTTTGTTGTGCTAATTCAGCCTCGGTAAAATCGCGTTCGGTGATTGTTGGTGGGTCGGTTGTGTAATCGGTTTCTATAACGTCACTCATTTTTATTCCTAACTGTTTTGGAGTCCGTAAACACGGATAGTTCCGGTTATGTTGCCCCCGGCAGCAATTATGGTAAAACCGTCGTAAGCGGTAGCAAGGTCATGGTTACCGACAACAACATAGCCCGTTACGCCACCTGAGGCTCCCACCGACACGTGGCTGGTAAACCCAGTCCTGACGGCTAACTGTGGTGAATATACTTCAATGTGTCCAGGCGAAGGGAAAACAGTAGCAACAGCACCAGGTCTGTAACTGGTCGTACCAGTAGTGGTTGTCGCTCCAAGATCGGCTACGCGGTAATCGCTACCAGACGCGTCTGTACCTGAAGCCCGTAAACGCAAATTAAAGTTATCTACTGTCGTGCCAATAACTTTGATTATGATTTGGTAATTTTCGTAGGTACTTGTAAATACACCATTTAGGCTAACATTCGTCACGCCCGTCAAAGTCACCGAGTTACCGCTGAGGGCGGCTGAACCACCCGTATTTGCAATCGTGGTTGGTGCCACCATTGTGTAACCCGGCGTCAAACCTGCCGTTTGCCACGCTGAACCGTTCCAGAATTGAGTTAGGTTAGTGTCCTGCAAGTAAGAGTATTGGCCGTCTGTTGGGCTCGGTATTGCTGTGGCCCTAGCCGCTGACGTAGCAAACGGTAGGACACCTACTAGGTCTACACGGTTAGCCAGGGCAAGCGAGGCCGCCGGGTAGTTAGCGACTAGGTCGCTGGACTCCACATACGGAGTGCCCTCTGGTGTTGTTGCCATTTTTTCTCCTTATGCCGCTGTTAGTGAACCGTTGCTTATTATCTCGAACCATCGAGCCGTATTAAATACGTCGTCCCATTGTATATCTGTGTAGACCTCTCCCCACAGTATTGTTTGGAAGCTGTAGCGAGGGTCGGAAAGTGACAAAGTGAGAATGTGTTCGCCTGGTGTGTAAACCTCGCCCCAGCCCTCGACTAGTCCGGCGAATTGGGCCTCTGGCGCGGGTTGTGGCAAGTTAAGGATAGATACTTCCATGCCGCTAACTAGATTCATTATTCTGTCTCGGTTTGCTTCGTCGAGGTTTTGCACCATAATACTAATTGTGCCTAGATTCCAAAGCGGGTTAGCCTGGGCGAGAATGATTTCACCGGCCCGGTCGCTGACGTCCCCTGCGCTTTTAATGTCAGTTTGGAGGCGGTACTCGCGTAGTCCGTAGGTGGCTATGGAGGCGGCGTCTGTTTGGGTAGTTTCGTGGGTGTCGTTATGACCTAGGACGGTTACCGAGTTTACGATTGCCTGGCGTGTTTTAGCCCATGTCGGGGAGAAAATTATAGTGTCGTCTGGTACAAGGGTCGAGGACATATTTACCGGGTAACTATTCCAGTCCGTTGTAGCGTCTGCCCATGTGCCGAATTGAGCTGACCAGGCGCCGGCAAACGTCGTGCTGCCCCGGTTGCCGTAAGACTCAAAAACGATCCGGCCGTAAGGGTCATCAAAGTACGTGCCACCGTTACGCTCTGCCAGACTTGCAAGCTCGGTTAGTGCCTCGGTCGGGTTAATGTCCCCGCCGGTAATTGCTGATAGGACTGTGACAGTATCCGCACCGTTTAGGTATGGTAAACCTACGGCTGTAAGGACTTCCTCGACGCGCTGGGAAACTGTTTGCTCGGGGTAGCCGCTCGCCCCGACCTCGGTAAAACCAACTCGGGAAAGTTCACCAATGCCTGTTATTGTGCTTATGGCTATTGGTGGGTCGGACGATAAGTGGGTTATGTTTACGTCGGTTACTTGCCCAGTAAACCGATGAAAGCCATAGGCTTTAATAACAAGCACATCGGCTATTTCAATGTTTACACCGACCGAGCCCCGAATAATGATTTGAGAGTTTGACGCCTGGGGCGCGGCTGTAATGTCTGAGCGGCCGTGCTGGATCTGAACTTGATACTCGACTGTATCAAGATCTAGGGGTACGTCATTTAGTAGGATTTGGCTTATCATGTGAAGATCGGCCTGCTAGGTAGACCGTTACGGGCGTCCGCCGTGACCAGGGTGTTTTGTACTGCCTGGGCTATTTGAGTGTTTGTTATTGCTATTTGTTGACGAGCTGCTGACGCTACCCTTTCGGCTCTGGCTGCTGTCGCGCTTGCTTCGACTTCTCTAATGGCTTCGGCTATGTCTTCAAGCAGTTGGGCCTTAAATGTGACTCCTACGGCTTTACCTATGTTTTTACCTAGTTTGTTAAGTCGGCCAGTTTGCTCGACTAATTTAGTAGATAAGCCGTCTACTGTGGCTACTGCTGCCGCTTCGCCTGCGAGTAATGCGTCAGGTACTAGCCCCATGGCCAGGGTCTTAAAAGTCTCTTGAATCGTCACCCATTTAGTATTTAATGTGCTGAGTAGGCCGCCGGGATCGTCGAGCATGGCTTGACCAATACCGCCCCCGATTTCTGGGCCTAGGCTGGCTAATTCTTCTACTAGTGTTTGATCGACTCCGCGCTGTTTAAGGGCGTTTAGGACGTTGCCGAACCACGGCGCTTGGTCTACGGCTGTGTTAAAACTGTTTACAAAGTCGCCAGCGACTAGCTTTCCGTCTGCTCCGACTGATCCACCGAAGATACTGGCTAGGTCAATAGTGTTAAGAGTCTGGCTAGTGCTTGCTATGTAATCATCTACAGCCCGTCTAGCCTCGTGGAGTTTGCCTATTTCGGTGTCTAGTGCTTTAGAGGTGTTTGTAAGTTTCTTCACTCGGTTGTCTAGTTGTGCTTCTAGTTTTTCTTCGGCTTTTGTAAGAGTGTCTGTTGCTTGCGCGTTGCTGCCTTTTGCAGCGGTATTAGTCTCGTTTGCCGCCGTGCTTTCTCTTTGTGATTCCGTGCTGATTCGTGCCTGGTATGCGGCCTCTTGCTCTGCGAATATGCCGGAGGTTTGTGCTTTCCGAAGTGCTGCAATTTGATTTATAAGAAAATCTGTTTGATTACCTGTTATTTCTAAGTTATCTCCTACTGCTTTAATGCTGCTTGCGTAAGCACCTAAAACAGGTATTAAAGGTAAAATGTTATCTAGGAGTGATCTTTGCGCGTAACGTAAGCCAAAAACTCCCTTTTCGTATTTTTGAGTTTCGTGGGCAAGTTCAACTGTTTCCCCTTTTAACTCCGCTAGTTTTGCAATTAAGAAACCTATTCCTCGGGTAAAGTTTGCTACGTCTCGCCCGGTTTCTTCTACGATTCCGGCCATTCCTTTAGATCCGCCCATGGCTTGCGAAACAGATTCAAGTGCAAAGACTAAGCCTTCTCCGATTTCGGCTTTAGCGTTTTCTACGGCGGCTGTTAGGACTCTTTGAGTGTTGGCTAGGCCTTCGGAGGTTCGGGCAAAGTCGCCTTGAGCGTCTGTGGTCTGGGATAAGATTTCTTGATGTGCGGCTAATACTTTCTGCTGCTGAGTGAGCGCCCCGGATCCGTCATATATGCCCATTTTCATAGCACGGGCGCGGAGTGTTGCGTCATCGAGCAGCACACCAAAACTTCTTAGGGGCTCGGCTTCGCCTCGTAGAGCTGCACCTATTGCGGTTATGGCTTGCTCGGGTGTTGAGTTATTGAATGAGGCTAGATCCGCTGAGAGGGTTACAAGCTCGGTCGAGAAGCCTACTAGATCGGTTCCTGCTAGCCCTGCGGCTTTACCAAATTGGGCAAACGTGGCGGCGGCGCTGAGTGCTTGCTCTTGAGTTTGACCTAAAGAGGTTACGGCTGTTTGGGAGAATTGCAGAATACTGCGTGAGGATTCGCCGAAAATTACGTTTACTTTGTTTTGTGTTTCTCCGAGGTCTCGGGCCGCTTTGATAGCGTCCCCGGCTATTTTGACTGCAAACACTCCGGCCGCTGCTGCTGCACCAATGAGAGCGGGTTTTAGGAAACTGTCAATAGATCCGCCAAACCCTTTAACGCTTTTTTGGGCTGAGTTGATGTTGCGGTTAAAGTTTTTAAGGTCTGCCGCTAGGAATACAGTTAAGGTTTTACCGGCTGCCATTAGAGAGCCCACCTGCCGATAGCGCGGTCTACGGCTTTACCCCACTCCTCAATAGCGTCACCTTTGTAGGTTCGAGCGTACTGTATCCAGTTTGAGCCGCTGCCAAACGCTGCGGGTACTCGCGCACCGGATCGGCCCCTGTTGCCTTTATCGGCCGGGTATCGGAGCATGTTGGCGGTAGCCCCGCCGGAGGTTACTTTACGGTTCCCGCCGATCATTATTTTAGGTACACGGTCGGAGCCTGCCCGTACACTATTAGCCAGGTCTTTACCCCAGGGACCGGCATAGGTGAGAGCTGCAGTTTTCCACGCTGGAACCATGTGCTTTTCGGCAATAACTTTTGAGGCTGTCCGTAGCTCTTTAGCAGCGTCTTTAGGCAGTCGATTAAAGTCGCGTAGCAGTTCGCCGAGTCCCTGAATATAGACCTCGGACTGCTTAGCCACTTTCTAACTCCTCTAATATGGTCACAATTTCGCGGGGCTTCAGAGCTTTAACCTGGTCTATTGTCCAGCCTGTACGGAGAGCCATTTTTATTATTAGGCGGTAATGGCTTCCGGTTGGGTAGGGTCCACGTTTTCACTCACTAGGTCTACTTTGCACCTGGTCGAGCGAGCCCACGTTTTCACCTGGTTAAGGTTTAGCGGTTCTTTGCCTTCCACGTAGTAGTAAGCGATTGTGAGCCGTAAACCTTGCTCGCTCGGGGCTTTAGTCCCTTGCAGCTCTTCGTACATCATAAAGTCCACGGGTAAAGTCTCGACCTCGATCGGTTCTTTACCTTGGACTTCGATTTTTAGTTTTGGATACATGATGTCCCCCTAGACCTTAAGAAAACGCTACTGTGCCGGTGAATGTGACCGAGCAAGTTGCGATTCCGTCTGCTGCCATAGTCATCTCGGCAGATTCAATCGACATCCCGTTTCCGGCCCAATGACCGGCGGCGCTTCGAACGTCTACGGCTACGGTTTGTGCGCCTGCGATTGCGATTTGTAGTGCGTCGTATAGTCCGCTATTTTCGTCGTAAAGGAACTCTATAGCGATTGTGCTGTTGAGGTCCGTTTGGTCGAACGCGACACTAGAAAGGGTCTTTGTGCGGACGATTGTAGGCGTGGTGCTGATTGTGCCTGAGGTTACCTGATCCTCATAACCTATGGAGGCGACGTCTACAGTAAACGCGGCTCCGGCTACGGATATAGCGGCCATTTTTTATCCTTCTTTCATTTGCATAGATACGTTAATTTCGGTTGACATGACAGTTCCCTGGGCTCCAATGCTTAGAAGCTGCGGGGCGTTTACTAGTTCCACTAAGACAGTATCGGGTAACTCTACGAGTAGGGCGTCGATTGCGTCTTCGGTGGCTTTTGTGGCTGATTCGTTTACCCTGGCGTTAATGTTGATGAGTATTCGCCACCGGATCTCGTAGTTTAGATTGGACCCTAAACGGTTGGGCCTGATCCATGGTGAGTCCGGTACGCACACTACCGAAGGGGTTA